AGTGTGGTACTTCATCGTCAGAGCTTTCACCGCGCTTTCCTGCCGCTCTTTTTTTCCTGTTCATCAGCAGCCGGGCAAACTTCTGCTCCCACTGCACGTGTTGCATCACATTGCCTTCTGCCATCCAGTAGGTGATGAATTCGATCAGGTCTGATTTCTTGTAACCGTCAGCTGGTAGCGCATGGCCCCATGTTCTGGCGCGCATGACAAAGTCCTCTGACGGCTTCCAGTTTTCATGCATGGTGAATTTGCCAATTGGCTCTCCGATACCATCAACGACAACCGGAGGGACTTGAATTACTTCGCGCGCAGAGAGAGGGGTTTTTATTTCCCTGATCCCTGATCCCTGATCCATTCCTAATGGTACTTGTACCGTATCAGTACCGTACTCATACGGTACTAGGTGTAAGCCTTTGATTTTGCTTTCTTTTGGCTTATTCACTACCTGATGTTTAAGGAAATTCGTTATGACCCCAAAATGCTTGCCATCAGGGGTGGAAAACATGGATAAATAACCACAGTTGGAAAGCTCCCGTATTAGTACCGGAATAGGAACGGATGGTTCTCGGATAGGGAAAACTGCAGCTTTGATAAGCTTCGGGTTTGCATTGAAATAGCCTTCATCATCTGCGTAATTAAGCAGACCAATAGCCAGCAAGCAGGCTGGTTCTGATACCTCTGCCATGTCTTCATCGGTCCAGAACTCGGGCTTAATGGTGCGAATGCGGGCCATCAGATCACCTCCACGGCATTACCTTTTGAGGCCTCATGCATTAGCCGTTTTATCTCAGCATGGCGGCGGCGGTTAGTCTCGAGGGTGCATTCGACACAATGCCCGTTGTATACCCATCGCTCACTGTCATGGCCGTGCTTACATTGCTTACCGGTGTAGTAGCGCTTTAGTCCTGCCTTTGCCGCTTCGACGCGAGTAATGATCTCCATAGTTCCTGTCTCACTCTGGTTGTGGTTACGGTAATTTTGCAGCAAGCCAAAAAAAGATCAACCGTATTTGGATAATTATTACCAAATTGGTGTACAGGGAGAGGCAGGAGCCGCCTGGGGGTGGCGGCGAGGGTGAGTTTTGAGGATTAACGTTCGTGGAACCAGAGGACCAGGTCGGATTTTGCGGAGATCCACTTACGGGATTTGCAGGCTTTAAACAGTCTTTCTAACAGAGGCTTACGTGGAATTCTTCTACGGCCAGTCAGGTGAACCTGAATGTAGTGGCTGGTCGTGCCGGCGTCACTTGCGAACTCTTCTCGCTCAGCCGGCGAGAGGTCGAGCCAGCAGCGTTTGAAGTCAAATTTTTGCACATCGCTCATATTTTTTTAGTCCCGGACTAACTTTAGACAGCCTGATTATTACCAATCTGGTGTAAAAATCAATGACTGTTACCTTTTTGGTAAGTTTACCTTTATGGTAATATTCTATTAAATTTAATCAGTTAGGTAACAATTTCAGGCTAAAAAAATAGAAATGAAAAGCATCTACGACATAAGACGCGACAACCTCAATGAGATAATCCGGAAGGATTTCGATAACACGCAACTCCGGTTTGCCGAGAGAATAAAAAAATCAGCTAACCTTGTTAACAGGTGGAGCAAGGGGACAAAAAATATCGGCGCTAACGCGGCACGCGAGATCGAGTCGTTCGCCGGGAAAGGTCGGTTCTGGCTGGATATCGACCATCTGTCAGATACCCCGACGCTGCCGGAGATTATCGACCCGCAGGAATGGAGTGTGGAAAAGCAGGCAGCGTTTACCCTGGGTGTATGGATGGGACAGCATCCGGATCTGAACTCAGAGAAAAAGGTTTCGGAAGCGGCCGGTATCGGCCAGGCGACCGTAAATCGCATCCTGAACTGCGAAGGCTCCACCAGCATTGGCGTACTGTCGGCTATCGCCAGGGCGTTCGGCCGCGATGCATATGAGCTGATCCTGCCGCCTGGAAATGCTGGTCTGATTGACTATGACCACCATGAATACGCCGGGCTGCCGCAGGAAGAGAAAAACAAGATCGCCGCCTTCATCAAGTTCATCGTCAGCCAGAACCAGTAACCTCTAACCTACCTGTCACTCCTGCCAGTGGGATAACTCCCCGCGCCTCATGCACTTACCAAAATGGTAAACTTTTCCTCATCAAATCTATTGACACAACCATAAATTGATCAGATTATTACCTTAACGGTAACAACAGGGCGTTGAATTACCAGAAATCCACCAACGGGTGGTTTTCTCATACCCCTGATATTTACCAAATGGTAATAGTGAGGTATGTATGCAATGGCAAATCATTAACGGCTGGTACTGCGTTACGGCATGCGGGCTGATGAGCTGGAAGTTTCGCACGCTGCCGGAAGCAATCAGCTGGGCGTTCGTCAGCAAACTGGCAGCAAAAACGGAAATGGGTATGGGGGTGAGCAAGTGAACATTCAGCAGATTAATAACCTGAAAAAAATCATGAACAACATCGACGGCGACTACCAGCTTAACCAGATGCTGTACGAACGCCACGTTGAGTTTATCGACGCGATCAAGTTCCATCAGTTGCAAAAGCCATTCTACGAACTGGAGCGCAAAGGCGTGCGCAGCGAGATCCTGGAAGAGCTGATGATGAGCTCTGAGTTTGAAGAATGCCTGGCCGCGTATCAGCGGGAACTGACAGGCATCATTGCCAAGTGGGATCTGGCTGACCAACTGGATACGGCGAGGAACGCAGCATGAGCAAACAAACAGGTGGACCAGCCTTCCCGGTTGCCGATGGTGCCGCGCATCGGATAGCAATGCAGCTGGCCGGTGACGATGAAGCTAAATACATTGCCGAATCAGCAAAAGCACTCGCCGGAATGACACTGCGCGATTACTTCGCGGCAAAAGCGATGCAGGGATGGCTAGCAAGTTATCCAGAGAGCGAACAGCACCCTGTGGCTACTCACCGTGAAAACATGGTTGCTGAACTTTCTTACCTGATGGCCGATGCAATGCTGAAGGCTCGGGAGGAGTGATGACACCAGGAATTTACTTCGATATCAGCAACGAAGACTACCACGCCGGCGACGGCGTGAGTAAGTCGCAGCTGGATATGGTGGCGCTGAGCCCGGCCCTTCTGCAGTGGCAGAAATCAGCACCGGTTGATACCGAAAAGCTGAAAGCTCTGGATATGGGGACGGCTCTGCACTGCCTGCTTCTGGAGCCGGAAGAGTTTGATAAGCGCTTCATCGTGGCGCCTCCCTTTAACCGCCGAACAAACCAGGGGAAAGCGGATGAAGCGGCTTTCATGAAGGATTGCGAGGGGAGCGGGAAAACAGTTATGGAGGCGGAGCAGGATCGTCAGTTGAAGCTGATGCGTGATAGCGCAATGGCGCACCCTGCAGCGCGCTGGCTGCTTGAGGCGGAAGGATTCTGCGAAGCATCCCACTACTGGACGGATCCGGAGACTGGCGAGCTGTGCCGCATACGCCCGGACAAGCGCCTGAAGAATCACCCTGTCCTGCTGGACGTGAAGAAGGTTGCCGATATGGAGCGTTTCTCGCGCCACATTGAGGAATTCCGGTACCACGTACAGGACGCGATGTACCGCGAAGGCGCGCAGCAAACCACCGGCGATCCACATGGATTCTTCTTCCTGGCAGTGAGCGAAACCATTGACTGCGGCCGCTACCCGGTGCGGGTGTTCGAACTGGATGCGCAGGACGTGGACACAGGGCATGCGCTCTACCGCCGGGATCTGAATACCTATCACCAGTGCCGCGAAACAGGCGACTGGGGTGGATTTGAAGTTATTAAACGCCCTGAGTGGGCACGCAAACAGGATATGAACGTATGAGTAACGATATCGCAATCACTTCTCAGCCTGGTGCTACCGTCGGCACCGCCGCGGCAATCTTCAGCCCGGAAGGCATCAACCAGTTAGTGCGCTTTGCTGAGCTGATGGCTCAGAGCAGGGTTACTGTTCCGGCGCATCTTGCAGGGAAGCCGGCAGACTGTATGGCTGTAGCAATGCAGGCTGCACAGTGGGGAATGAACCCTTTCGCTGTAGCGCAAAAAACCCACGTCATTAACGGCGCGCTGGGTTATGAAGCGCAGTTGGTAAATGCAGCCATCACCGCAATGGCGCCAACAAAGGATCGCGTTCACTTTGAATGGTTCGGCCCATGGGAAAACGTGATCGGAAAGTTCATCGAAAAAACAAACGACAAAGGGAAAAAGTATCTGGCGGCTGGATGGTCAGCAACGGATGAAAAAGGGTGCGGGGTAAAGGTCTGGGCAACGCTGAAAGGTGAAAGTGAGCCTCGAGTACTGGACCTATTACTTACCCAGGCCCAGGTTCGTAACTCAACTCTATGGGGCAGCGATCCAAAACAACAACTCGCATATCTGGGGGTTAAGCGATGGGCCCGCCTGTATTGCCCTGACGTAATTCTCGGCGTCTACACCCCTGACGAATTGCAAGAAGCAGCACCGCGTGTTGAGCGCGATATTACGCCAACACCAGCGACTGCATCCGGCATGAACAAGCTGATCAACACGAAGCCTGAACAACCGGCGGAAGAGAAACCAAAGAACAGCGACGACCGCGATCCAGAAGAAATTCTGTGCGCTTTCACTGACGCAGCGATGAACTACAACACGCTGAAGGACCTGGACAACGCTTACAAATACGTTGCCAAAAAGCTTGCTAACGATGATGAACGTCTGGCTAAAGCTACGGACGTCTACAGCATCCGCCGCGAAGAGCTGAATCAAATCCCGATGTAATCACCACCGCGGCGCCGGGCGCGCCGCACTGAAAAAAGAGAGGTAACGATGAAAGGTGCATTAGGCAAAAAG